CAGTCGAATTTATGCAGTGTCTCTGGATTTCTCCAATACTCTGCAAAGGGTTCGCTAAAACGATGTGCTTCCCAATAATTGTCGAGCAACGTTTTCCAACCGAAGACATCTTGGTGAAGTGATAAGATCTTTGACCATAGGTGGTTGCCCGACCCTTGAGGTCCCGTGAGCACGACAAGTGTTCTCTTCATACATAATATTCCCTACGAACTAATTATAACATAAATACCCTTGACTGTATATACAGTTGTTTTAGGTATATACCAAATGTAACTGATGGCTTCTCCTGTTATAAGGATCAAGCGTTCTTCTCAACAGAATAACGCTCCTACCGCAGCACAATTAGAGTTAGGTGAATTAGCTCTGAATACGTATGACGGTAAACTCTTCACTGAAATACATGATGGGACAACATCTATTGTTGAGATTGGAGGACATCTAAGACATTTAGCAGTAAGCGGAATATCAACATTTACAGGTCTTATTGATGGGAATGGTGGTGCAAATATAGGTAATGTTAATGTAGGAGTAACTGGTTCTAACGAAATAGATACTTCCTCTGGTAATCTTACCATAGATTCTGCAGGTGGCACAACCACAATTGATGATGCCTTGGTCGTTACAGGCACGATATCGGCAAATGGTGATGTAGATTTAGGAAACGCCACAACTGATACTGTAAGTTTTGTAGGTAGAGTTGATACAAATATTTTACCAAGCGTAGATAATGTAAGGGATTTAGGAGCATCAGATAAAGAGTGGAGACATTTATTTGTTGACGGTAGAACTGAGATAGACAATTTGAATAGTGTAGGTATAGCAACCTTCAACAATAATGCTATACATGCAAACATATATTCAACTGGTATATCAACTATATCAGGATTTAGATTTCCTACCTCAGACGGGAGTGAAGATCAAGCTTTAGTTACAGATGGAAATGGATCTCTCTCATTCAAAACTCTATCAGGTGGTGGAGGAGGTGGTGCTGCAGGTGCTGCAACAACTATCTCTGCAGGTATTCAGACAGCAACTCAAGGACAAACAGTATTCTCCACACCTCATCCTCACAATGATGGCACGAATACCTTTAGTGCTCAAGTATTTGTGAATGGTGTAAAACAAAGACCACAAGGTGCTAGTTCAACAAAGGACTATACAACATCAAGTAATTCTACAATTACATTTGAAGAAGGATTGGGGGTAGGTGATGAAGTCGTTTCCGTGGTTTACTTCGGTCATACGATTGATGAGGAATACTTTACAGCGACACAAGGTCAGGTATTATTTCCTCTCTCTGGAAGTTTGTCAGCCCAGAAAAACTTTAGAGTATTTGTCAATGGTGTAAAACAAAGAGTTGGTACTGACTTTGGTGTTGCTGCTCCTGTGACCTTGGTAACACCCTGTGCAGAGGGGGCACATGTAGAAATAGTTTGTGATAATGCAGAAGATGCTTTTGTTGCAACAGATCAACAAACAAACTTTACTCCAACATCCACTGACATTAGTTCAGATAATATGCAAGTATATGTCAATGGTATCCAATTATTCAAAGGTATTGATTTTAGTATAGGAAGTCCATCTGTAACATTTACTGATGCTACAGGTCTCACAGTAGGTGATGAGGTCGATGTATGTATCAGACGTACCGCATAAATAACAGAAATAGTGTATTCATATGGCATCACCCACCACTAGAGCAGAACTAATTGAATACGGGAAAAGGCAATTAGGTCATCCTGTGTTGGAGATCAACGTTGCTGATGAACAGATTGAAGATGCACTAGATGATACCTTTACATTATATCAAGACCGTCACATGGATGGTGTTGAACTGATGTACCTCAAGTACAAGGTGACAGAAGATCTTGTTGACCGAATAAAGGCAAGAAGAGATGATGTTGCTACAGGTATTACAACCACCACAGCGTCAACTACCATAACAGGTATTGGTGCAACTACACATACATTTGAAGAAAATCAAAATTACATTCAAGTTCCTGATACTGTCATTGGAATAGAGAGAGTATTCAAGTTGGACAATCGTGTGATAAGCACAAACATGTTCAACATCAACTATCAACTATTCTTGAATGAGATATACTACTTCAGTTCTATGGAGTTATTACAGTATACACAGATCAAAAGATATCTTGAGGACATTGATTTTATATTACATCCTGACAAACAGATTAGATTTAATAGAAGACAAAGTAGATTGTATCTTGATGTAGATGCAGCATCAATGCAGATTGGTGATTATCTTGTCATAAGATGTTATAGAATTCTAGACCCAAATGATTTCCCAAAAATATTTGGTGATAGATTTATCAAAAAATACTTTACTGCAAAACTCAAGAAGCAGTGGGGTCAAAACCTAATCAAGTATCAAGGTGTAAAATTACCAGGCGGTGTAGAACTCAATGGTAGACAAATATATGAAGATGGTGTTGGTGAGATAAATGAACTAGAGAGTAAGATGAATAATGAATTTGAATTACCACCACTAGACCTCATAGGATAATGAAAACACTTAAACAATTCCTTGAAATGGCAGGGAAGAAAAAATTTGGCAAAGATATAAATTCTAAAATCAATCCATTGCTAAAGGATGTACCAGGTATTTTGAGAAAAATTAAACTTGATCTAGACGGACCAGGAGCACGTAAAGAAAACTAATGGCACTCAATCCTTTCTTTTTACAGGGTAGCAAAGGTGAGCAAAGACTTCTACAGGATCTTGCTAATGAGACTATTCAAATACATGGCATAGAGTTTATCTACATGCCTCGCATTTTTGTGAACACAAAAACTGTATTGAGAGAGGTCACAACATCTAAATTTGATAAGTCATTTCCACTAGAAGGTTATATACAATCATACGAAGGTTTTGATTCTGGATATAATTTACTTACAAAGTTTGGTGTAAGATCAACAGCTAGCATGGATGTTCTTATATCACAAGAAAGATATAGAGAATATATCACACCTCTTTTATCTGGTGTCACAGGTTTATCTAAAGATCCTACAAGACCATTGGAAGGAGATCTGATATATTTTCCGTTGAGAGATATATTATTTGAGATAAAGTATGTAGATGATGTTCATGAATTTTATCAACTACAAAAAAATTACACATATAAATTAACTCTCGAACCATTCGAGTACGGTGAGGAGGAGATAAACACTGGATTGAATGTCATAGATGACGACTTTGAAACTGCAGGTTATAACGTAACAATGACGTTGGTTCCAGCTGGAACACAGGCAACTGCTACTGCAACTATCGTCAATGGTGGTGTGCATAAAATTGATATTGTGCAAGGTGGTGGTGGATATACAAACGCACCAAGAGTGCAAATATCACCACCTCCTAGTGGTGGTCAACAAGCAACAGCAACCGCATTTGTTCACACTGGAGGAACATCTTCTTTCAGAACTGTGACTGTAGATCGTATTATAATAAACAATGCAGGTGCAGGTTACACCACACCACCCACTGTTCAGTTTATACCTGAAGATGGAAAAGGTTTTGGTACTATAGCGATAGCTGGTATCGCAACATTTGGTGGTGTGGGATTTGTTACTTTGACATCAGCAGGTTCAAACTACGTTGATAATCCAACCGTTTCAATCACTGCTGCACCTCAGTTTGGCACGTCAGCAATCGGTACAGCGTTTATCAATACAACCACGAGACAAGTGGATAGAATTGAGATGACAAATACAGGTTTCGGATATACAGTTGCACCAACTATCACTGTTGGTTCTGGATCTACAGTTGGAGTAGGTACATATCAATATGGTGAAGTTATAACTGGTTCCTCTTCTCTCTCTACTGCTTTTGTTACTAATTGGAATGTCACAACAGGCACACTTCTTGCTCGTAATCTATCTAAGAAATTCTCTGTGGGTGAAGTCATTACAGGAACAAGTGGTGCACAGTATGTTCTAAATAACATCAACTATGATGATGACGACGTTGTGAATACAGGTGACGAGATACAAACCTTCTCGGATTCAAGTATTCTAGACTTTACAGAAAGGAATCCATTTGGTGAAGTATAATGATAGGTAATTTTTTCTACAATGAAACAATAAGAAAGTCTGTTATTGCTTTCGGCACATTGTTTAATAATATCAATATAAAAAAATTTGCTTCAGATGGTAAATCAATAAGCACTGTCAAAGTGCCAATTGCATACGGTCCTATGCAAAGATTTTTGGCACGGGTAGAACAACAATCTAATTTTGATGATAATGTTGCTATCACACTACCAAGATTATCTTTTGAGTTGCAATCATATACATACGATCCATCTAGAAAAGCATCACCAATACAAAAATTCTTTTTTCAAACTCCTGATGATAAAAAGAAAGTAAAGAAAATGTTTCTTCCTGTGCCATATGACATAGGATTCAGACTTAGTTTTGCTACAAAATTACAAGATGATGCATTACAAATTATAGAACAGATATTACCATTTTTCCAACCCTCATATCAGGTAACAGTAAATATGCTTGAGGGTGCAGATGAGAAAAGAGATATACCATTCACCCTTAGAAATGTGTCATTTGTAGATGAGTACGAGGGTGATTTTTCAACACGAAGATTCATACAATATGATCTTGATTTTGTTTGCAAAACATATTTCTATCAAGAGGTTCCAACTGACGAATCTGGTTTAATAAAGAAAGTACAAATAGATTATGCTACAAATATAAGAGCACCACGAGCACAAAGATATACAGTTACACCTACAGCAACAAAAGATTATAATGATGACACTGCTACAACAATTACAGCAGATATCAATAAAACAAAAACACTTGTCAAAGTAAACTCTGCTGCTTCTCTCTCTGTCAAGACTTACATTCAGATAGATAGTGAAGTCATGTATATAAATGAGATTGATGGTATCAACGTTATTGTCAAGAGAGGGCAATACGGATCAACCATCACTGAACACTTTGATGGTGCTATCGTGAATCAAGTAGACGCTGTTGATAATGAACTCATACCAGTTGGTGATGATTTTGGATTCAGTGAAACAAAATCATTCTTCGGACCTGACGGTAAAACATATAGTCCAACATTAGGACGGGATGTAGATGTCTAATGGAAAATTACGATGCTATCGACAAGGCACTTGAAGTAAAGGCAGAGATTGATCAACGTATCAAACCTAAAAAGATTGCTAAAAAATCTCAAGAAGATGATCCTCAAAAGGATTACGAATATAGTCGTGCACAATTATACAGTTTAGTAGAGAAAGGACAAGAAGCGGTAGATGGTATACTTGATGTATGTTCAGACTCACAGCATCCCAGAGCATATGAAGTTGCAGGTCAACTTATAAAACATGTAGCAGACACCACAGATAAATTAGTAGATCTTCAGAAAAAAATGAAGGCATTAGAAGAGGATCAAGGACCTAAGAAGGTAACCAACAATGCACTATTTGTTGGTAGCACGTCAGATTTACAAAAAATGTTGAAGAAAGGTATTCTAAATAATAATGATTCAGAAAAATCATGATAGAAGAGTCCCTCAATAATGCAATAAAAAGAATACAGAAAAGGAAAAAGATGCAAGAAGCATCTGGACTCGCTGCAAGGATGTCTGCTGCATATACAAAAAATAAAGATCTTATCAAAGCAAAAAAAGGATTAAAAAAACCTAAGAAGGGTGGTGCTTTAGCAACTACTAAGGGTTCTGATATCAAAAAAACAGGTAGTAGTGCATTGACTCCTGTGAAAGATGCAAGAGCAGGGATAACAAAACCAGAACCCGAAGCAAAGGATCAGACTATAGATGTAAAAGCAACTGAAGTCGGTGGTGACCTTGCTAAGAAAAAATCAAATGTAGGATCTATGGCAAACAGTGG